AAAGCAGACTTGAGGGCGGTGTGCTTTGAGGGCGACTCTGGGTTGCTACGCGTGATACCGCCCAGCCTTATCAAGTACTACCACAAAACGCCCGCTCCTGAGATCGTGCTGCATAACGGCGCGCTGATTGGCGGGATCGCTGCTGAGGCGTTCGAGCGTACCCGAGGCCCGCAGTGGCATGGCGCCTGGTGTGACGAGGTAGCGGCCTGGGGTGAGGGCGGCAAGGCTGATCCCGAAGAGGTGTGGGACACGATGGTGATGTCCATCCGGTTAGGTCAAGACACCCGCATCCTGGTGACCACGACGCCCAAGAACCGGCCACTGGTGAAGCGCCTGGTGGCGGATGAAGACAGCGTTATGACGTCCGCTAGCACGCACGTCAACACCTCGAACCTGTCCCCTGAGTTCGCGCGCCGAATCCTCAAGTACGACGGCACCAAGATCGGACGGCAGGAGGTCTACGCGGAGCTGATTGACGCCGAGGAAGGCGGCATCATCAGCCGCAGCTGGCTGCGCCATTGGCCCGCCAACAAGCCGCTGCCTGAGTTCCATTTTATCGTGATGAGCCTGGATACCGCGTTTAGCGAGTCCGACCACGACAAGAAAAAGCAGACCACCGACCCGAGCGCGTGCAGCGTCTGGGGGTGCTTTAAGTACGAGCGTACGCTGCCCAGCGGGGAAAAGATCGAGAAGCCGGGGATTATTCTGCTGGATTGCTGGGCCGAGCACCTTGGTTTTCCGGACCTGGTGGACAAGGTCAAGAACGAGTCAGACCCGGACAAGATCCGCTACGGCAGGAACCTGAGCGCCAAGCCCGTCATCACCCCAAGCAACGTGCCCAAGGCGTACAGGCGCATGGCACCGCCCAAGATGGGGGGGAGGGCCATTGACCTGATCGTTATCGAGGGCAAGGCCAGCGGCAAGAGCCTGCGTCAAACGCTGATGAAGGCCGAGATCAACAGCGTGGAGTTTAACCCGGGGAACGCGGACAAGCTCAGCCGGGGCCATTTCATCAGCCCAATCATCAAAGATGGTATCCTATGGGTACCCGATTCGCCCACCCCGGACAAGAACGGCAACCCCAAGTTCAGGAGCTGGGCCGAGCCATTGGTGGAGCAGCTGTGCAGCTACAGCGGCGAAGGTTCAGTGGTTCACGACGACTTGTACGACACCGCGACGCAGGGGTTGCGCGTGATCGACTGGTACTGGCTGCACCACCTAGAGCAAAAAGCCAAGAAAGCTAAAGGCGGCACCGGCATCCACGAGGACCGGCAGCCCGACAAGCGCATCATCACCAACCCGTACGCCGAGTAACTATGGCAACCGAACTAAGCTTTAACGCAGTCACGACCAACGCCGACGGAAGCGCGTTGACCCTGCCGGTGACCTACACCGCCCTGATCGACACCGTCAACCCGCCCGTGAAAGCGTACCCCATCCAGGCGAACATAGCCCCGGTGGCTGGTTTGATTATCGTGACCTTTGCCGAGCTGGGCTTCGTGCCTGCCGCGAACCAGAAGTACTTCGTTGAGGTGACCGCTACCGACAGCGCCGGAACTTCTGGACCCTCCAACGAGGCGACGTTCACCAACACGGTCGTGCCCAGCGAGCCGACTGGTTTAAAGGTTGGCTGATCCGGTTATGGAACTGGATCAAGGAACTATTCAAGACCTACTGAGCCGCTAAACTATGTCGTCAGAATCCCAAATCCTGCAGAGCTTCGACGTCGAATCCCCCGAGGACGACCCAAACACCGACATCGCCACGGATGCCGCGGAGCGTAGCCAGGGCAAGGTGCCTGATGACGCCGACACCAAAGAGCTAGACGACGGCTCAGCGATTCTGGCGCTGCATGACAACCGTGAGGTGGCTAAGGCCAAAGAGTTCTACGTCAACCTTGCCGAAGATATCCCAGAGGATCAGCTGCGTGACATCAGCACCAAGCTTCTTGACTTGTTTGATAAGGATGTTCAGGCGCGCGAAGACCGCGACAAGCAGTACGCCGAGGGGCTGCGTCGAACTGGGTTTTCTCAGGATGCACCTGGCGGCGCTAATTTCGATGGAGCTTCTAAGGTAGTTCACCCGCTGGTAGCGGAGGTAGCCATAGACTTCAGCGCGCGAGCGATCAAGGAACTGTGGCCCGCTGGTGGACCGTGCAAGGACAAGATCGTCGGCGAGCCTGACAACAAAAAGGAAGAGAAAGCCAAGCGAAAGGTGCGATGGCTCAACTGGCAGATGACCGAGGGCATGCCGAGCATGCGCTACGAGATGGAGCAGATCCTGACGCAGGTGCCCATGGGCGGCGTGCAGTACTCCAAGCTCTGGTGGGACGTTAAGCGCAAGACGCCCGTGCATGAGGCGGTGTGGGTTGACGAGATCGTGCTGCCGTTTGCGGCGACTGATTTTTACTCAAGCCCGCGCAAGGCTCATATCCAGAAACTGGACGAGTTCACATTCCAAGACCGGGTGCGCAAGGGAATCTACCGTGACGTTGACACCATTGCGCTGGTTACTCAGCCGGATGAGACGAAGGCTGAGCAGGCCAACAACCGCATCGAGGGAAAGTCGCAGACCAACTACAACGAGGACGGTCAGCGGGTTGTCATTGAGTTCGACGTGCAGTACGTGGTGCCTGACAGCGAGCGCGGCGTGGATGACCTCGATGATGCCGACGATATAGGTCCGGCGCCTTACCTGATTACGATTGACAAGGAGACGCGCAGTGTCCTCAGCATCTACCGAAACTGGGACGAGGACGACGAGAACATGGACGCCCTGGTCCATATCATCGAGTGGCCGTTCTTGCCGTGGCGCGGTGCTATGCCCATTGGAGCGCCGCAAGTACTGGGAGGGATTGCGGCTGCTGCCACAGGAGCGCTCCGCGCCCTTCTGGATTCAGCCCTCATCAACAATTTTCCCGGCGGCGTCAGGCTCAAGTCAGGTCCAGTCGGTGGTCAATCTGTCACCGTAAGCGCCGGTCAGACTGCGGAGATTGACGGCGGGATCATGCAGGATGATATCCGCAAAACCTTCATGCCGACGCCCGCGAACCCCACCAGTGCGGTGCTTCTGCAGCTGCTTGAGTTCCTGGTCGACAGCGGGCACGAGGTCGTCAAGACCACGCTGGATGAGGCTAACGATAACGCCAATGTTCCCGTCGGGACCATCATGGCGCGCATCGAGCAGCAGATGGTGGTGTTCAGCGCCATCCACAGCCGACTCCACAATGCGATGGGCAAGCTGCTGAAGGTGCTGCACCGTCTCAACGCCACCTACCTTGAGGACGATGACGTCGTATCCAAGACCGGCGAAAAGATGGTATTCAAGGCCGACTTTGACGCCCCGGATGATGTGATACCGGTATCAGACCCGGAGATATTCAGCGAGCTTCAGCGCATCGCCCAGGTGCAGACGGTAGCGCAGCGTGCGCAGCTGTTCCCGCAGCTGTACGACCAGCGCAAGGTTGAGCAGTCGATTCTCAAGATGATGAAGCTAACCGACCCGGAGCAGTACCTGCTGCCCAAGCCAGAACCGAAGCCGCTCAACGCGGTCAACGAAAACATCGCCGCCAGCCTTGGGCAGCCCATTACCGCGTTCCCAGACCAGGATCACCTTGCGCACATTCAATCGCATATGTCGTTCATTGAAGACCCGCTATTCGGGGCAAACCCCCTCATGGCAGCTCAGGCGATTGGTGGCATACTCCAGAACGTCAAGGAGCACATGCTATTTTGGTACGGCACTGAGATACACCGCATCGCCTCTGAGGCCGCGGGTACTGACATATCTGAGTTCATGACCATAAAGGATGCCGAGGTGCAGACCAAGTTCGACGGCATGCTGGCCGCGGCAACGAACAATGTCCATGCGCAGAGCATGGCGGTGTTTGGCAAGCTCCCACCGGCTATCGCGAAAGCGCAGGCCATGCTGAAGCAGTTCAGCCAGCCGCCGCCGATGGACCCGAGCCAGGTCGCACTCCAGAAGGTTCAGGCAGACACCCAGCTTAAGCAGCAGCAGCTGCAGCAGCAGGCTCAGACTGATGCCCAGAACGCCGCGCTCAAGAACGCCGAAATCGCGCTTGAAGGTAAGACCCAAGAGGCGCAAATGACTGCCGACCAGCAAAGCGACCAACTGGATGCCCAGAACAATCAGCTGAACAACCAAACCAAACAGCAAATTGCGGCGCACTCTGACCAGACCAAGCAGTCTGTTGCTCAATCTGAAAACGCGACGAAGCTTACCGTTACCGCTCAGGACAACGAGGTGGCGCTGGAGATCGCGGGCGCGGAGCTGGCCGCTGGCAAGCAC